CACCAGTGGCGTGATTAGCATTAGTAGCTGTTTGTCCGCAGAATAAACCTGCTGGTACGAATGCGCCGCTTGCGTCCTGACCAATTAAGTTTTGGCTAGAGAACACCACGTTCGCAAGAACTGGGTGACCTTGATCCTGACGTCTTGCTGGAAGGTAAGGAGCGGGGTACGGAACTGGTAACCAAGGACGAAGCGATTCACTTGCTTCTGCATCTGGGGTGGTATGACCAACACGGTCACGACCAAACAGATCGCCATGGAACCCATTATTGATATCGAAAGGCATCTAAATTCTCCGTTAGTTTTTCTTCGCAGCCTTGGCTATATCATAGCCTTGGGAAAGCAGGAACACTCTACGTTCCTGATCTGTCATGTACCGAAGTGATTCATGGAGTTCTTGGGCCTTACGAGAAGCCTCAGCCATCACAACCTTTGGATCTTTAACTTCAGGTCCAGAAGTTGGTTCGGTTATCACCTGCACGTTGTCGTTTACCGTTTGTCCGGACTCTTTGGTCTTGTCCTCCCGGGGAGCTTCTATGGAAACTATAGCATCATTCCACTTTAACTCAGACATAATATCTGCCACGGTATCTTTAAGGGATGTTACGTGACGTTTGCTTAACTCATCTACCTTAGCTAATACTTGTTCTAAAGTAAGATCCTTAAATCCATCTGAACCTTTTAATACACGGTACATAACTATCTGAGTAGCATAATTCTTCTTTATATGTAATAAGAGCTTACCCTTAACATCTTCAGAAGCAATCAGAGACTTCTCTAATTCTGCTTTCTCATCAGTTAGTTGATTAATAGCAGTTTCTTTATCAGCTAGTTCCTGTTTAGGTAGAACTACCATATCCTGCTTGTTCAATATATTTTTATAGTATTCAACGGAACTTGTGGTATCCCAGTGCTCGCCTACTGCATAATGTAGATTACGCATCTTCTGTCGTAACTCTGGATCTGATTTCTTATAGCAACCTTGTAGACCATCGTAATGTTGCCAAATTTCTCCTGGGGCAGTTCCTTCTTTAGAAAGCTCAGAGTCACTAAACTGTTCAGCTACAAGAGGATACAAGTCTGGACTCTTCATTTTTAGAGAATCTAAAGTAGAGTCTTTCTTTGCTCCACCACAACCCATTCTTGAAGATTTACCAGACACACAAGATAGGATCTTAGACTTAGTACCACTTGATACTTTAGCTCTTCCGATTAATCTACGTGCTGCCGTTACGTGGGCACAATCTGGAACCGGGAAGCTACGATTTGGACCGCAGAATGAACCGCCCTTTAACTTGTTACGTGATTCAGAACTAAGCTTGGCGTCTTTTATATCTGTTAATTCGCCGTCAGCAAGAGCCGCGTCCATCTCGACTTCCATCTCAGCATAGATACCATCGACGTCACTAAAGAATAACTTATCTTCTTCAGTTAACTCGTCCATATTCCATTCTGGTGGTGTATCATTATCTGTATCTGTGGTGTGGCAGGCTTTACATTCAGACAAAGCTGCTTCAATTTCTCCGCTTTGTTGAGCTGTTGTAGTTGGTGTCTCAGTTACTGTTTTCTTATCCCAGCTGTTCTTCTTAATTCTTGCGTTCAATGTTGAAATTAAGGAACGTTTCTTAGTCTTTAATTCATCAGTCTCTGGCTCCCATGTTTGAAGCTTCTTCTTCAGCTCTTGAGCTTTCTCTGAAACCAACCCATCGTCCTTAATTTCAGCTTCGAAGGTAACCGGATCGATATTATTTACTTCCACTACTGAAATAGCCATGTCTTCCTCGAATTCGATATCATGACCTAACAAACTGTCGGTCATCTTAACTCCACCTAAGGACTTACGTTCCTTTGTGGAGAGGCCCATGAAGAAACACGATTCTCGTGAATACTTCGATAGACTATCAGCCAGCTTATCCTTAGAGACTACGCCAGCAAATGGATCAGCAGGGAAATTCACAAACGATAGCTCGTCGTATTCAAATCTACCGCTGATAATAAACATTTTCTTCTTATCGTATAATTCGCCCATTTTGTGTTCGCATTTATCTTCTTGCGCCCAATCAGTGTGACAAATGCTACAAATAGCAGAATCTGTTTTGAAACCTACTGAGACTGTAAGGTACTCATCACGAAGAACTCTTTGAATACCCTCTGGATTAGTAATCTTTGATCCTAATTCTATATAACCTAAGCCTGCGTATTCATCCTGCTCTTGTAGGTTATCAACTATCCAATCTATAGACTCGTATAAACCAACTCTTTTATCTGCTGCTGATTTATAAAATACAGAATCTCGAACGGTAGGAAAATCAACAACATATTTATGACTTTCGTCGACATATCTTGCTGACATTACACGTCCGAGAACCTGACCGTCTTCGTTATGTCCTATTAGTACTGGCTTTGGAAATCTATTCTTAGGCAACCAAGATGTTGTGCTTTCCTGCATCCTGTCGGGACGATAAAAGCGAGAGTTACCATTAACTATGCCAGCATGTGTAGCTGCTACATAGATAAGTAATGATTCTGATTTACTCTCTGAATCCATTACTTTATGGTTATCAACTCTAATTATCTTCTTTGTGGGACCACTAACAAAGTCCCTCATACGGATCCAAGACATTACTTTTCCTTAAATGGGTTAACTATTCTATTCGACTGTGGTAAGGGAGTCTTCGTTGTTGGTCTTCCCTCTCGTGGGATTATCGCTGGGTTCTGAATTGCTTGGTCCAATGGCACTCTCGTTGTTGGGTGCTTCACTGTCCTCCAGCCTTCCGGTAACTGATTCCACCGCTGTGTGTTCGACATCTTCTAATTCCTCTGATTCAAGCCAGCTGTCTAACAAGATACTTAAGATTTCTGGGTCGTGGGTTAGTCCAACTATATTCTTTAGTCTATCTAATCCCGTTCGTATCTGATTAGTATAGGAATTCTCTGTGTCATCAATGGTTTGGGAGTCCTCAAATTCCAAATTTAAATCATCTATCACTTTTGCTGATACTACTGACCATTGTTCAAGGTTAATTACGTTAGATCGAAGCTCTGTTAGCCTATCTTTTAGGAGTTTCATGAATTCCAGAGAGCTTTTAGCCTTCGTTGGTCCGGGGTTAGTACCATGTTGGTTAGTAGGCATATTCTTATTCTTAGTTGTCTTAGCTGATGGTGTGGCTTTCTTCACAGCCTTCCCACCACCAGTAGCTATAGCATGGGCAGTCTTAGCTTTCAAGACTTTGTGCTGAGCTTCCGCCTTTATTACTTGGGCCTGTGCTTTCTTTCCTTCTGCTTCGGCTTCGGCCTTTAATAGAGACATTTGAGTTGAAGCACCCTTTTCTGTTTCTTTAGTCTGATGGGTAAGTAAAGCCTTCTGTTGTTCAGTTTGAGCTTCGGTAATCTTAATCTGGGCATCAGCTTTAGCTTCAGCTTCTTCCCATACCAAGTCAACGATGTGCTGCTTGTAATGGGTTTCTTTACGCATGGAGTTATCCATAGGCTTCTTATGTATCTTCTTACGAGCTTCTGTTTCGGTAATAAGATGGTTGGTGTATAGCTGGATAATATGATTCTGTTCTTTAATCAGGTTATCCAAATCTATCTCATGGAACGCTAGATGAGTAGATGCCACAGCTCTTTGAACAGACAATGAATAAGGAGCTTCTAGAAACCACTCTTTAAATATCCAGATACGAATTAAATGGGCAAATGTTTCCTGATCCGCTTTTATAGCATCTTTCAGATTCTGGGAGATATTATCAGCGGTAGCTCTATTAGCCGAGTCCCCTTCGCCCATGTCTAAAGGGGATACCCCTAGACCTGTAAACACCCTTCCCTTTAAATGGGTAATGATGTCCTTAGTATCAAGAGATTCCCCGCTAGCACCAACGGCTTCTATCTCAACTCTTTCATCAGTAACGAAGATACCCTCTTTTGGCATGGCTTCGATCTGATATCGGATTAGATCTATTTCTGAGTTACCGTCTGAAGTATAAGTACACGGAGCTTTTTCATTACCAACTTTTACATGGAATAAAGGAAATAGATGGTTTATAAATAAGAGCTCTATGTTCTCTTCCAACCGGCGAAGCGCAAATATATCATCTCTAACCCCAATTGTACGTGGAGTGCCAAAGATGTGACTTGGCTTAACATCCCACTTCAAATGTATAATATCTTCAAGAGGGATGTCTTCGAATGGCATACCGGTATCGAAGTATCTGCGCCACTTAATAATAACACCACTCTTTAGATAAGGCATTATTTGATGTGCTGGAATGATTTGATACCCAGCAACAGGAATTCTTTTATTATTATTATCTTGCTTTACACCGGGCGATGCTTTCTCATCACGAATCTTCCGCAGAAAACAATTAGAACATAATTCAAGATTATACAAAATGTCTTTTAGAAAGATCTCTGTGGCCCTATTTGTCACATACTCCATTACATCAAAACGAGCCTGTATATAATCTACATTCTTTTGTCCTTGTTGTGTATCCTTGTCAAAGTCACTAACTAATTCAAACCCATTCCGGAACATTAAAGCTTGTCTACGAACGATTGCTTGCTTGACGTATACCTCGGTATCAGCAATAACGAATGGTTCTAACATGTCATATTCTGGACGTAAGATTCCATTGTGGCCATGATAAGTACCCATATAATCACTAGCCTTGGCTAGCTTAATAGAAGCTGATGAAGGGTCAATAGCCCTTCCACCATCTGCTGCTTTTTCATCTTCTACAGAACGGGTAGACATAGGTCTCCAAGGAAGAGGCATCTTCATCTTGGACCTATCTCCTAAACCTTCCACAAAGGGCTCTAATGTCTTTCCGTTTATACGGCGTTTGAAGGACGAAATAGATTTAGATTGGTCTCTTTCTAACCAATTTTCTAAACGCTGTTGACGTCCTATTTTTTCAATATCTAATGTATTTGCTGTTTTACTATTACTCATTGATTTCCTAACTAGACAGATTTAGCTGTTTTAATCCACCGGTTGCGAACACAGAAGCGACAGTTGGTGGTATTGGGGGCACGTTTGGTGGAGAAGCTATAACTGACCCATTACTAACACTATATGTAGTTCCGGTACCTACACTAATATTAGATAGTATATTAGTTATTGTGCTAGGTTGTGTTTGTTGGGTTGGCGCTAAACTTTGTGGTTGAGAGGCGATAGCCTTACCAAAGGATACTAATGTTTGTATAGATTTAAGTGAACACATTAGCTCTAACATATCACCAGAAGCATTTATTCTACGTTCACATAACCTACGGAACTGTTTCATAAGTTCTTCTTCGCCCTTCATTACCTCTGATTCAGCCCAAGCTAAATGTGAACCTAAGGATGCTAACCCAGCTGTGACGTTATGTAGCCCCGGGATTTGTAAGCCCCTTACTTGCGCGTAAACAGAAGAATTAGATCTGGTGGAACAGCTACTCCCTTGAATCATCCCCTTTAATCCACCTACTGTTTGTGTGCCTAACTTTGAAGCGATGCCTGATATTGCAGAAGATAATTTATGAAGAATGCCATTAGCTTGTTGAAATGGAATAACAGTTATATTCATAAGTCTATTAAATAAACTCATAAATGTAAAAGCTTCGCATTGTAATCTTACGAAAGCAAACCCTAATAAATCATCAGCCATATCCTGTAATCTAGTCAAACTCGTCAGTGTTTGAGCAGCACTTAATAAAGATGTTATCATATTTAATTCAGAAATGGCAGTATTAAAATACTGTGACAATACATTGTTTATATCGCCCTCTACAGCATTTATGCCAGATACAAGTTGATATGTCCCAGCGTAAGCTGTGGAGTATCTATCAGCATAATCATTTAAATATGAATTAAGAGGGGGCGACACATCTAAACTCGATGCAGGTATAATAGAGGTGTTAGTACTTGGATTCGCCAATTGGGAAGCTTGATATTGATCGTATTGTACTACAGGATAACTCTGTAATGTTTGTGCTATGCTTTGGAATATAACTTGGTCACCCTTAAGATTACGTAGCATCGTTGGTAATATAGAAGAATACGTGCCTTGACTCTGTAGATTCTGTTCTATAGACTGAGTTAGCGTCAGTATATTAGCGTTCTGATATGGACTAGTCACGAAAGGGCTATTACTGCCCAATTGCATATCTGCCATTGTGGCACCCAATTGTGAATCTAACATCTGTGAATATGTTTTTACCGTTACTGTGTTCGAAGGATTTGGGGTACCAAACAACCCTATCATAGCTCTAGAAGCATCAGGATCCACATCAAAATCTATAGTTATAGGTGTATCTTGTGTCTGCTGTAATATAACTTGCTGTAGATAACTAGAAGTTGCAGCTAGTCCATTATACCTAGATATCAAAGACACAGCAAAGCTAGTAGCAGCATTAGTAGCAGTGCTTACTGGATAAACATTCGGGTTATTCGTCGTCGTATTAGGAACATAAGACGATGCCTCAGGTAAAGGGGCTTCAATAGTCCTAGGCGGGTTATATATAAACTTAATTGGTTCGAATGACATAGATTCTCTAAGAAGTCAGCTCCACTTTTTTCCAAGCACTATTGGCATATACCCAAATGTAATTTCCAGAGGTATCTAACATCATACTGCCTACCTGTGGAGCGGGAGTTGTTGGGGCACCAGTAGTTATTGGTAATATTGTTATCGGATTAGTCCAAGAAAGCTGTTGTCCGGTATAACCTAGATATTGCCCAGCTGTAGTTGGTACCCCACTGATAGGTACACCAGCTACTTGATTAGCATTTATTGGAGAAGTGGTAGAAGTTGTTCCGCCCATACCTGTACCAGTATCAGTTGGTGAGGTTATACCTGCTACTGGAACTGGTGCGTTGATCGCAGAAGGTGCCGATCCAATAATAGAAGCAGCAGGTGCTAATTGAGCTGCTGTGCTAGCTACTACTCCAAGTGTTGATCCAGTTGAACCACTACTAGAAGCTGTACTAGCCGCGCTACTTACTACACTAGACACTGTATTAGTTGCTTCATTAGTGATTTGTGTTAACGGTGAAGCCGCAAACACCGTCCCAAATCCAATCATATTCAAGAAGGCGTTACCAACTGGTCCCATCAGTATATCATAGTACATTTGTAAAGATACTTGAGCATTAACAGGAACCATACTAGATATGGTACTCCACGCTTTAGCGAGTATTGGATGCGTAGATGAATATATAGTCATCTCCGTTTGGAAGTCGCTTAACCCATGGAAATCATTCTTGATATAATTTATTATAGAGGCATACTGTAATTGTTGTTGACCTCTCCATTGAGAGGCTTTGGAAACAATAGGTATAGATATACCATTAATATCAGTAAGACCTGGAATGTTAATTGCCATTAATAATTCCTATCTTTATTACCTGGGGATTTTCTAAATATGCTTGTTCTCGATCCTGTTTGCATTCTACCAGAACTACTTCTAGCGGGGGCAATTAAAGACCCACTCTTCATTAGATACATTAATCTATATTCATCTTTCGGAGAAGTAGTTGTTGGTTGTGTTCTGTTAGGGATGCCTGCGTCTTCTCTCTTCTTATTCATTGGATCAGAAGAGGACTTACCGAATCCCATATTAGCTCCGAAGTTTCCAACATATACAATTTGAGTCCACTTCTTTAATTCTTCTGGAGTCTTGAACATACCATACGTCATTTCAATTGCTAGGAGTGCCAGCATGAACGCGTCTAAATCGTGGTCTCCACAGTCTCCTTCTACTTCATAAGAAGACGGATACCCGTGTGCTGACCAGTTCTTTACTCTGTAAGCTCTTAATTGTTCATCCAATAAAGAGTCCCCTTGCCAGAATGTAACAAGACCTGTTTCTATAGCCATTACAGCGCCTTCAACCATAAACGGCTTAGTTGGGCGTTCTAGTTCATTCTTGTCTTCGGGTAAGTACTTAGAGTTAGGATCTCTTAATGGAACAAGTTTATTAGTTATTAATTTAGCACCGAAGTCTATGGCTATTATATCTCGAAGTCTACGGGTATCTGCATCAGTTGGGGGAGCTGTTACTCCTCGCATACGAATCATTTCGTCTTGTGCCTGACCATAACCCCTGTCTATAAATACCTTTTCACAATGCCACTTCTTATTTAATATCTGAATAGCATCAATAGACTTATTAACTGTCCAAGTAGCTTCATCTACAGTATGTGCTGTTACACAACGTCTTATTCTACTAATTGTGTCATAAGACAATACACGTATACGGGTACCAGTACCTTCACCATTCCAATCCACGCCCATAAAGTACCTTAGGTTTGGGTCATACTGACAAGTATCATATCCTTTAGTGTGTGGATGTTGTGGGTCTTCATATACCCCTTTTGCTCTATCTACGAAGATGCCTTTGAATACACCTTGTGTGGGGTCACCAAATTCAGCTAAATATTCATGGCGATATCTATCCATGGTTTTAGCTTCTAAAATACACTGTTCTTCTTTCTCTGGACTCCAGTCTGGAAGAACAGTAACTGGGAAATAGAATTCTTTATATCTAGGATATTTGGTACACATGTTCCAGAACTTATTACGTGAACCAGTAGGGGTTGAAGCTCCATGGAACTCAGAATCTGAATATCTATTTAGAAGAGGTTCTATCGCTCCCCAATCTTTTTCTGCTAGATAGTCCTGCTCCTCGCAACGAACACGTCTAGGCGATTGAGAACGAATAGAATCAGCACCACGACCTGAAGCGGAACCCGCAGTGAAGATGGAGATAGTAGACCCATTATTAAATCTAAATATTTTATAAGGCTGTTGCTTCTTCTGGGCTAGAGCTTCTCTCAATGATGGAGAGTTTTCTACTTGCACTAGAATCTCAGTGAACCATTTTTCTGACTGTGAATCAGCAGGGCTTACAACAAGGATATCATAATTCTTTCTAGTGATAGCTTTATGTAATTCTTCAATTACACCTACAGTAGTTTTCCCGGTGCCCCTACCACATCTATCAACTTTCTGCATTGCTGTACAACGAAGAATCCATTCCTGATACCAACGAGGAACGAAAGGAACCAAGTCACCTCTATGATCTTTTCTATAGATATGTTTTCTCGCCCAGTAAGACGGATCAGTAATTTCTTTAATAGTCTCTAAATCTGGTGGTTCCTCATCTGGATAAGTTTCTTTCCACTTCTCCCTTATAATTACATAATCGGGATCATCATAAACACCATTACACTTAATCTTGAACGGAATACCCGGGTACTTCTCTTTATATCGGGCGTGACAATCCTGACATATAGGGTTCTGGAAGCGTTCGAGCAATCTAGGGTCTCTCTCGCTTCCATCCTTGTTTGTATTTCTTTTATTAACCTCAGATAAGAAACTATCTAAAGTTATATCTACTTTCTCACTCATAATTAACTCGTTAGACGATAGGCTACAGTTACTGTTCCAGCTGAAACATTAGATACCTTTATCTTAACAGGCGCCCCATTAAGATTTATATTTTCGAAGTTGCCTACAAATATAGTAGTTGAAGGCAATAAGTTATCTGTGTTATCTGGGGGTAATGGGTCCAAATTTGTTCCTGTAGCTGGTTTCTCTACTTGTGAAGCCGTCGCAGTAAATAGGGATTGTGTATAACCATCAGCAGCAGAATATACATCAATCTGACAGGTAGCTAATGGTGCACTAAATGCTACATCTATTTCAATAGATCTTGCTTGTATATTTAATTCAGCAGATACTGTAGCTGTGCTAACAGCAGCTAGAGTTGGTATAGGTTGAGCCAAACCAACACTAGGTAGGTCAGATATATTGAATCCATAAGGAATACCATATATCGGACTCGGGGAGTGTGTAAGAGTTTTTGGATTAATTGAATTACTATTGCTTGGCATGTTGCTCCTTTTGTTTTATCTGTGTAGAAATTTAGCTTCTTGTCCTAAATAACGTCTGTAGGGCATTGACGCTCCGCTCATTTCCATAATAGCTTCTCTACGACGTCCGATTGCGTTATCGGTGTCATTGTACCCACCACCCATGTGTAAAGCTCTTATCTGTTGACCCGCTCCACTAAGAAATTTCATACCATTCATCATCTTAGCTTCTAGCTTCATTTCTGGAGGGATAGCTAAACCTAATGCTAAGTAAGTAGCTACACCTACATTAATCCCGGGGATCAACATTAATCCAGCAGTTATCATTGAAGATATGACACCATATGTAACAATACCTACTACACCTGTAGTAAGAGTTGGGATAACCTCTCCCCTCTGAGCAGTCGCCATTTGTAAGCCAATCATCGCAGTGTTCATTAAACCACCGCCCATAGCTCCCATACGCCAACCCCTCTTTGCACCATACTTCAGCTTGCCGAATCCACTCATACCTATTCGTGGGTCGTACTTCCAAACATTGAGTGTTTCTAACTCTGCTGAACTATACGGGATATTTAATGCTTCGCGCTCTGCTGCGCTATCTGGTCTAATTGGTGGTTTTGGAAAAGGACTAGCTGCCATGTCTACCTCCGTGTAAACCCATTACTATACTGCCAGTGGCGTTTATAGTTTGTAATCTTCTGGAATAGTTGTATTCCTCTGATTCCTCTTGTGATGCTTCTTGTGATACAGGAGCCCTATTACTCATCGAACGTGAAAGTATAGCCCCTGCCCCCAATAATAAAGCTGTTGCAAGCAAACCACCTTTCACTACAGTCTTTTGGATTCGTGGCATAACTTTCATATTCGCTGCTCCTCTAGCTGCTAAAGATAAGCCAGCACCCGCTACAGCCCCAATTGCCGCCCCTCTACCTCTATCTTTCTTATCAACTAAAGCACCAATTCCAGCTCCAATTCCTGCCATAGCAAACATAGAAGAAGACCTACCTAACCTAGATGCTATTGGACTAGTAGCTTCTTTTAAAGCTTGATTATAAGTAATACCTACTTTACTATTAGATGCCATACGATTAGCAACGGTTCGTGCCCTTTTCGCTGCCCCATTTATCGCATCAATAGATTCTTCGAAGGTTTTCCCCTCCATATTAGGCATTTTAACATCTACCATAGGAAACGGACGGTTCATAGCTACAGCTGCTGAGCTTTGTCCTTCAAATGTCGGACGATGCTTAAAAGCAAATACACCAGCGGTTGCTACAGCACCCATAGCAAGCCCAGTGACTGTTGCATTTGCTGCTTTTCCAACTAGACCTAATGGCTTACCGTCTTCATCTGTTTTACTCGCACCCATAAATACCCCAGCCGTTGTACCGGCCAAAGCGCCCCACATATATGGGTTTTTCAGAGGTTTCACTAATTCAGGAAGTGCTGTAAACCAATTTGCCATTATGTTCCTTTGTTCTGTTTAGTATACAGTTATAACAGACCTTTTAATACGCGAGAGCCTTTAGTTATTAAATTCCTTATACCCGTTCCTACTCTTGAAGCAGTCTCACCGTTCTTCATTGAAGCTTTAACAACTGCTGAATCTTTGGCTTGTTTGAATGCAGCAATAATATCAGTTTTGGTGCGCCCACGGCCCGGAGCTAGATGGGCCTCCCTAGCAATAGACTTAGCAGTCATTAAACCTGCTTCGTCAATAGAAGTGAATACTGAAGGCTTATGTAATACTCTTGATTTTCGAAGTGTATGTAATTCTTTTAATTCTTGTGCCCTCTTAGCTACTCTAGAAGAATATGTTTCTTTGAATTCTGCTTGAGCCTGCCCGAAGAAGTTAGTATCTTCTTGAGCTGCTGCTATAGTTCCTCCTCCTATAGTAGGGCTTACTATAGTAGGTTTTGGAGGTTCTAGTAACCTTATAGGTGGTTTTTCAAATGGAGCTTCTTTCCATTCACCTTGTATTGTTTGTGTTGTATTAGGACTACTAGGTGCTGATGGTTTTGGTGGAGGGGGTATTACAACGCCGTTATTAGAAGAAAATGGACGAGACGAAGATGAAGATGATTTATCTTTTTTATGTGTTAAATAGTAATAGGTAGCAGCCCCACCAGCAACAACTATACCTGCAGCAGCAGCTCTTGCTATATTCTTCTGTTTATGGCTGTTTACTACTTTGTCCTTATTATAAAAGACAGCAGTTGTAAGAGCAGCCGCACCAAGAGTTACCCCAGCTGCAATAGCTTGACTTTTAAGCATTCCTCCTAAGGTGCTTTCTTCACCATGTAAATGCGAGAAGAAGTCGTGAGCCAATTCAGCCACGGCAGTAAAAGGTTCAAATACTTCAAACTTACCCCAGAAGTATTGAGACCTAGTCTGTGTAGACTGCTGCTTATTTTCTGATTTGAACAAAGTAGTCCCTTATAGAAAGGATGATTTAGTAGAAAGGTATTCTACTAGCTTAGGATTTTCTTGTAATACCTGTAATAGATGAGGAGATGCGTGGGTGACAAACTCCTCTTCTTCAAGTATGTTTGATTTGTTTGGAATGGCGTAGAATATAGCATGCAGAGTTTCGTGTAAAAGTATCTCTTGCATCTTTGTATGAGTAAGGCTTCTTAGTAGCAGAATTTCACAGGCGTCAGAATCTAACATACCGTTAGCTTTGACCCCTTCTTCTTCTAACCCTGCTACTAAGCGAATTTTATATACGTGAGCCCCTACTTTAATTTCTTTTGGTATCTTAGAGACTTTACATCTTGTTACTGGTGGATCTATCATAATCCACCTCCTATTTAGCCGGCTGATACGGTTAAGACACCTGAGTTATTCCACAATTGTCCGACTACTTTTGGATCTTCTACTGGTAGACTCGTCATCTTAACAACGGTGCTACTAATCGTAGTTTCCCCATCATCTGGGTTAATAGGTACACCACCACCTGACGGTGTTTGTAGTAAACCTAATTGAGATAGGTAAGCTTTACCTTGTGCTGAATCTGACGAGATATTCTTTGCCGCCATTTGTTCTAGCAATAAAGTCTGAAGTGATAAATTTGGATTTGATGACACTTATTCTCCTCTATCTTTGATATGGTACAAAGTTGGTTCTCTCTAAATCCGAGATGCCGGCGTATTGCCATAATTCTGTATAGCCTAATACTGGTGGACGGCGAGGAAGTAATTTGGCGTTACCTGAGTAATCTGGTATCATTGCCATACAACCGTTCTCGATACCAATCTTACCAAAGTCTCCCCAAGTCTTTCCTGCCATGTGTGTATGACATTGAACTACTACGTTAAATGGTTTGATAATACCAGCAGGAACATGATAGCTCATTAATGTCTTAATCATGTCTTCTGCCACTTTGTTAGGTTGCTGTGAAAACTTCTCAGCGTGACTTACAACACAATCGCCATGCTGGTACAAATAACTAAACTCTGCGTAGTCTTTATTTAATGGTTCAATTACTTTTACATTAGGTAAGCCGTGCGCTAATACATAAATAGGATGCATAGCGTGTGCACCATAGATGTATTTGAATACTTCCATAGCCTCTGGCTTAATACCCTGTCTTAGTAAATATTTAATAAATCTATCATCATGGTTGCCCCGCATTAGAATGACCTCTTCGTAAGCTTCACTTAACGCTACTAGCACAGCCTGAACTCTCTTCATTTCTTCTACTGGAGTAAAATGCTGATCGAACTTCATATACTTAGAGCACCAGAACATATCTGCTAGATCCCCGCCTATGATAAGTCTATTAGCTCTCTTGCTAGTACGACTGATAGCCCACTTTAATGCTTCTTCGTGATGATATGGAACGTGTAAGTCACCAATTATAATTGTTAACTCCGACTGGTTACTTGATACTGGATGAACCACCTTTGGAGAGGGTTCTTTGAACCAACCTAACCAGTCACGATACTGTTTATAATAAACGTCAAAGTCACTATCTGTATATAAGTTAATTGGCTTCTTTTTCTTGAGGTTATCCCCTCTTGTTCCCGCTGGTGTACCAAACTTGTATACCCCAGTAGATTGTACTGGAGCTGTTATATTTGGTGTGTTAATTACTTGGGATGCCTCTTGTATTACGTGAGAATTAAATACTTCTGGTTTAGATTCTTGTAGGAAAGCGTACATTGTAGGTATAGAAACACCATACTTTGTAGCTAGCTCAGAGATTTCTAGAGTCTTAGAATCCTCTAACATAGCATTCATATTCATTTCGATGCTTTGACGTTCCATATCACCTCTAATGATATTATTTAAATTATTCCCAGGATCGATGCTTTGACCCTGGGCTGGGTACATCGGTCAGGATACCCTGACCTAGTGGGGAACTTATTCTTCTTCTTTTTCTTCTTGATTAACAATCGTCATACCTAAGTCTCGTAACTTATCGGCAGTGGCTGATTGTTTCTTGCTAATATCATTTCCTACGGTACGCCCTTCCCATTTAGCTTGCTTTGCTTTCTGTTCTGGGGTCAACATCCAATCTTTTAGAAGCATCCTTCTTTGTGTTACTAACATATCTAATCTTGCCATATTAGCGTGTACTACTCTTTGCCACGATAATATCTCACCGGTTTCTGGGTGGGTTTCCTTCGGGTCTAATTGTGTTAATCTAGATGCTTCAGCTTCAGACACAATGGAGTTACAACGTAATGCTTGGGTATCTATCCAAGTTAGATCAGATACAAAGCATCTTTCTGTTTCTGTTAGTTGATCGACAGTCCTATTAAGTTCTTTTGCCCAATCAGTAAAACGAGTGGCTATATAATTAGCTTCTATTGGGCAGAGCTCACCTTGAGGAGCCTTTCTCATCTTTAATAATTCACACTTAGAATAATAAGGGCATCTTTCATCTTGTGGTGTGTTTATCTGGTTTCCGGGGCATACAAGGCAACTTCCTCCAGCTGGACCTAATACTAATAAGGCTGTTTGTAGTTTCTGAACACGATCTGTTTCTTCTAATGTAAGCGATATATGTTTAATAGGAAGAAGATCAAAAGCTGAACTAGTTAGAGCTTTAGTATCAGTAGTGATTATTTTATCTGATGTTTTTGAATCGTTATCCATACAAACCTTATTAGTATACGTTAATAGGAGAGTTTTCTTCCCTCTAAGTATTTATCTGACCAAGCAAGTGCTATGTCCTGTGTATTCATTATCTCTACTGAGTCCGCCCGAATAGATAAAGGAATGGCTCTATTCTGTTCCAAATCGTCCACAGCTATAGTTACTAAATCTATAAGAGTATCTGAATGTCGTTCAAGATTATAGCCATTCTTCTCATACCTATATGTCCATCTTTTAACATTAGAGGGAATAGTATTAAATATGTTTGTTCTATTCTTACGCAATTCTATTCAGGCACCTGGCTGGCAAGAGCAGCGGCATGCTGGGCGCGAACCATCCGAAGCGCACGCATCCCTGTTATAAATGGAGTGTCCTCAGGAGTTAACTTCGGTGATTCCAGAGTTAACTTCGGAGGGGTCTGACTTCTTATAGTTCCAGTTCCCTCACAAGCGTAACAAGGGCATGGCTTCATAATATAAGTAGTAAAGGTGTCCCCATTATTATTTAATGCTTCATCCGGTGCATATTCCAATTTCTTACCGGTACCGCTACAGATAGGACAATGATAGCCGTATAACCGATTGTATATGCCGCGCCTGCTATACTTGATAGTCATATTATCTCCACTTAGGATAAACATCTATTCTCCGTGCTCTATTCGTTTATTACTTATTGTCTATAACGTTAGCTTCCAAATTATAGATTGGATTATATGCTAAGTTTGATGAGGCTGTCCCACCAGACATTGAGTTTCCTAGTCCAGAAGTATAAAAGTACTGTACTAAACTCTCTGTGTTTCCAGTAAAAGTAGACTCCACTTGGCCGGTTAGGTAAGGTACATAAGTTAGTAAACCCTCAGTAGTAGTAACTTGTGGTGAACTATAAATAAATTGTTGATAAGGTTGAGTATAACTAATAAATGGATTAGTTATAAGCTGTGGGTTAATAGACTGTACTAAGCAATCCTCAAAGAGTTGTTGCTTCTTCTGTTCTTCCGTCATTCTGGCGGAACACAACGTCTTTTCATAAATTCTAATTGAATTCTTTATAGCATATCGGCCATGTCCTCCAGCAGCCTCGCTGGGGAGGAATGTATCTAGTAGCCCGCAATAACAGCATTTAATATTTCCAGCTTCTTCGTGCCAACAGTGGTGTGGTAATACTTCTATCACTGTAACCCTAGAAAATTTGATCATCTTCGAAACCCTTTCTAGTCTCTTCATAAACACAATTTATTAACGCAGTAGTTAAAGAATTATGTATGGTTAGCCCCCAATATCGGAGAAGATAAGCAGCATGGGCCTGAGCTAATAACTTCCCAGACCGGATAAGTTTTTTAGCTTCATGATCATATAATTCTCCTGGAGAAACTATAACTATAGGAGAAATAGACTCTGGTATAGGTAAAGGAGCAGACCAAATCTGCATGCGACCGATCCTTTTAAAGTCTACATACGAGGACCAATTCTTCTGGTTTATATAGGGGATGTCTTTATACATCATCGCGGGGACCCCGTTCATAGATATTGATGAAGTTCTCATGTCTTTATTATACCATCAGAACTAGAAATATCCAAAGGATCTATAAATATATTTAGTATAGACGTACTGGATAAAGTCTTATAGCCACCCAGAAAGTGTAATGGATTGATAGTATAGGTGATTATGAAGGAGAAGGATTCGACAGATACATTCGAGCCCACCCCTTCATTAAATAAATCACCAGGAGGAATTACAATGACTCACGGAGAAAGAGCAGCAGCTGCCGTTGCAAAGTACAGAATGCTGAAGTCCCTTCACAACGGGGCGAAAGCGATCGAGCAATCGATCGAGAACGGAGCAGGTCACGTCCTTGTAAGTGTGCTCGTGGCAGGGATCATTATCGATCCCTTTACATCAAGGGCGAAGGACGCCGTTGACGCGACACTTAACAAGCTTGTCGCCACATCCCAGGAATGGGATGACAACTTGGCAGCGAGGTTGGCGGAGAAGTCAGGACAGGGGATCGTCCTGCCGCCAAGGTAGTAAACATGGGGGAGTAGGAAACTACTCCCCTTTAACAGGGGAAGATCACGAGGATAGTCTCGTGATAACCCACAAGAGTCCTTTCTAAGAGGACTCTATTAGTAGTGAGGTTGGTTATCTAGAGCCTTATTCTAGAAGGAGGAAGTAAATGAATAACTCGTCGTTCTTCGCCAATCTGTCGGAACGGTCTTATTTATACAATGTAGTAGACCTTTCCAGCGGAACCCCAGTAATTCTCTGTACTCGGTGGAGGTCACCCAACGAGGCGGCGGAGCTGGACCACGCGTGTTGGTTAAAAGGTAAAGACGTGAGACACGTCTTTGCTGAAAACCCAGTGACGTGGTTATAGTTCGGTATTAATCGGGAGTAGCTATGTGGGATAACCACATAGTTAACCGACAAGACCCATTTACAAGATGGGTCCCACGTAATGTGTAGCTTTCGGTTGCTACAAGGAGGCAGTATGTCTCACAATCACTGGAAGAAGGAGCTTGCCGTATGGCAAGCTAGACAGGATGCCATTGCAGCTATTCCCGCTACGAAGTTATTAGCTGAAATAGTATACACCCAAGTGCTAGCTCCGGGTGTATATGTGTTCTTACAACACGCTATTGAACATCTTCTTGGTGAGAGAGATGGTGAGATTACCTGTATTGAATACAGGGAGTTTTGCGATTTCGCTCAGGAACGTATGCTGGATCCGAACAACATGAAATAGGATATAGGTCCTCCCTTAAGTGGGAGGGCCTGTGCTCTTAAGCGTATACCTGTGTAACACATACGTTTAAGAGTGCAGGTTAGGTAATACCTTGCACTAAGGAGTCTGTATGACTCACAAGGAGATGTATATGGCTAAGCTTGATAAAGCTGTTGTTTGGGACGCATTGGTAGAGCTTAATCGCTGTGAAAACATGTATGAATGCGTAACTTGTGATTGCTATTACCCAAAGGCGCTCTATACAGACAATCGCTGTCCTAAATGTATTAATGAGGGGATAGAGGCGTATTCACCATGTGAATATCCTGCAAAGGGTTTACATGGTGGACATTGTCAGCATGTGTAGTTATGTATATAGGTCCTCCTTAGGGAGGGCCTGTATCCTTCTGTACACCTAAGTATTATGTGTATGGAAGGATGCAGGCTATGTAATGTCTGTTATCAAAGGAGCTTGTATAGCTCACAAGGAGATGTATATGACCGTATTTGGGTCTAAGCTCGCCACCGCTCGTACCATTAACATCAATAAGCAGAAGCAGGTGGTTGTTCCATCTACTCTGAGCATTGTGTTGGCACTTAGGGAAGAAGGTCGCAAACAGTTGTTTGCAGAGCTTCAGGCGGAGTTGATGTCAGTGTCGTTCGGTACCATACCAGAACAGACTGTGCGTCATTACTTCAATACGTATATGGGTAACACACGTATTATGACCAAGAAGCAGGCATTGGCTGCTGCTGTGAGGGGGTATACCAAGACTATTGATACGTCTGTAGTTAGGTAATATGTTCAACAGTAGTTATATTCTCCCTTGATACGGGGTTAGTCCCTCCGTATCTGGGATAGAACATAACTGCTTTAGGGGATGTTCTAGGAGGAAGTATATGTCTTTGGAGATGATAATCGACAATTTGGTAGATGAAGCCCGCCTCAAGGCGGAAGATGCCCGTCTCAAGGGGTTGGAAGACAAGGCTTTGGAGACGATATTGGAATTAATTAAGGTAGCCAATGAATAGGTTTATCCATTCGCTCTTTGGTGTGGTGGTAACCATTTTGGCGGCGAGTGTGTATTATTATATGCTCGCCGCTGTTGAGCTCCCACGTTATGGTGCGTATGCAACTGTGATGTGCGAGTTTGTTGTTGTGTTAACAATTGGATGGACGACGTATACCATCCATATCTCGGAGGAAATATAGTCATGAAAGAACAGAAGAAGTGCAGCTTTGGGGAGTGGGTGATGTTTGGAGTACTCGCACCTGTGAGACCGAAGAGTCTTAAGACTGCTTTGGTTGTTGGAGCACTTGTTTTAGAGACTTACTGGATGTATAGGGCAGTAAAGGAGCTGTCCAAGATCAAGATGTAGTTATGTCGAGAGTTCTAGGTATAGTGACAGTATACCTAGTCCTTTGGGCATATCTGCTATTGAAGATATGTTCTATTGGAGGAAGTATGCCTATATTGATATACACAGCGTTCCCTAAGCCTTGTGCTCAGGCATTGGGTCGTTTCTTGGAGTATACCCTCTCTTCTGGGGAGGGTACGACTCTGCAGTATAACGAACTTACCAAGAAAGCTCGTCGTGAGATGGGCTTTTGGGGAGGTAAGTTCAAGTATCCTTGGATACTTGCCCGTTATCTGGGTCGTTTGCCCAGAAGGGAATGGACAGTGGCGCATGTACTTAGGAGCACTTTGTATGCTCTTAAGCAGATGTACAACGTACCACAAGGGGATATCCAAGTAGTGGATTTATCCTCTATGCTTAACTTGAGGGGCGGTGTGGATATGGATGAAAACTCCGTATCTGAAGCTTCTAAATACATGAACTAGATATGCTGAGAGTTTAATACTAGGTTATGTCCCTAGTATTACTCTTTGAGCATACCTGCTATAAGAGGTAGCTCTGTAACAAGGAGGAATAGAATGTCGTTGTCTGATATTGATGTACGAAGGGTGTTCTTCTCCCAACGTGTCACCATTGCTCGTGATAAACAGAGTGGTGAATACCGTGCCCTATTTATTGAAGAGGGCGGAAGCAAGATAGCGGTGCCTTTGAATGTATGCGTTGGCACTAAGGAAGAAGTATTAACTGCTATTGGTTATTGGATGAACAACCTCTAGAAACATCTGTCTCGTATTGTTATACGAGATACGCTTAAACGTGGATGTGAAAAGCATACCACTAACGGAGATGCCCTTCTGGGCATGGAGTGTGTTATGGATTCTAATACGTTGGTTGCGTTGTTTGCTGCTATGGGTGCTTCTGCGGACAAACAGGATGGTAACAAGACTTTGTTTGTCATCGGTGGTTTGTCGGTGATGTTCTATGAAAATACCGATATCTGGGCGGTTAGGAATGAGGAGGCTAAGAAGTGGATCCGGTCCAATGTGACTAAGGTAACACTTCTATTGGAAGCTGAGAAGGCGTTGGTGAAGGTACCTGTATCTCAGCCGGCTGAGCCAGTTGTGGAGAAGAAGGCTGAAACTCCTAAGGTAATCAATTTGTTGGATTACCTAAATAAGGAAGTGGGTAAGCCTTCTTTGTCTATGCCGGGGTTCCAGAGTTGGGACATTGGCACAACGTTTGTCGCTCATAACATTGATGCGAATCGCTGGGGTATGCGTTCTATTGCTGATAAGCAATTGAACGAGGTATCTCAGGATGTGATTGTAAAGAAACTGCTTGGCGACCAATATGTCTCTGATACCGTGGTGGATGAGGCATTTACCAAGCTTGGTGAGCCTCGGATTGAACCTGTTGTTGAGAAGGTACCGGTTATTGAGGTACCTGTTAAGGAGAGACTATTTGCCTTCTTGAATGAGAAGGTTAAGGGAGCACTCCAACCTAATGCGTTAGATACTGTTTGGTATCTAACGAGTGGTTGGTGTGTGATGTATGAGTCTGTTAACAACAGATGGCGTTATTGCCTTCGGGTTAATGCACCTATGGTGCGTATTAGCCCTGAGCAGCTCTGGACTAAATTGAATCCTCCGGTTCCTACTGAACCGGTTAAGAAGGATGTTGTAAAGGAGGTAGTAAAGATGGATGATGGAGGAGTAAAGAAGATCGCTGTTGTTGAATGGATGAAGAGTAACAAGAAGCTTGTTACTCGGACTCCGTATACAGAGGCTCATCGTCGTAATAAAGTTAAGTTTGGGTCAAAACTTGACGATGATCCTAAGTTCTTCAGAGCTTATGGGCCGTATGCGGAAGTTCCATGGCTGTTGGAAGACGCATTAGACTGTACCTACATAGAGTTTGTAACTGATGACTCTGCGGTAGCAGAGCGAGTTATGAACAGTGGGTATCAATACGAGGGAATCCACTATAAGTGTTTGTTTGGTTATCAGAGAGATGACAGGGCTACTGCTTATCTCGTTCCTGATGCCATGACAAATTTAGTGGATTTGAGAAGTGTTGGGATCTGGATTGAGCTCAATGATTTGGAGAAATGCCTGAAAGCGGGTAAGTATTTAAACCGTGAGATGGCACCAACTTGGGTGCATGCGTTAGGTAAACCGGTTAAGTTCGATGTTGTCGCTGGTATTGGTGTGTATCGTTTGGATAACGGTGCCATCATTACCGTGAAGTTTAATAGCATCGATGGACTGACAGATGATGACGCTGCTCGGTTGGATGGTGGCGGCTTGGTAGGAGAACATGGTGCAAAGTCTGTTGGACTTAGCAAGCATCCACGTATTGGAGATGCATGGCAGTGCACTATTGGTGAGAGGTATGTAGGTATGCCGAAGGGTAACTTCGTCTATAAGGAGGATTTGGAGTATGACTTCGTAGTGTATGGGTCCAAGACTATGATTAAGAATGAGCGGTTCTACTTCGGCTGTTTTGGTAAGCTGAAGAAGATCATGCCGTTCAGTGATATGCAAAGCTGGGATAACTTCCGCTTTGAGCGTCCGGGCATGATTGATTATCAAGCTCAGCTGTTCCGTCTGGATTATTGGAACAAGACGATGGATAACAAGGAAATCACGAAGCTGTTGGTTAAGTATATCAACAGTGTACGTGATGATGAGCATTACTACAATGATGGGATCTCAATGATTGATTGGGATGCTTGGGTGCTGAGAGAAGCGGTCATCAATGGATGGTCTGCTCTTAAGTACCCGGGATTGGGTCGTAGGGTTAACAACTTCATGATGTATCGTGTCATGCAAATGGAGCGTGGACGTATCCCATTGGATAAGGTAGCTGTTAGTGGATATTGTATCCATGACCCGTATATGCATGATACGGAAGGGAATCTGTTACCAATTGAGGATGAGCTCATTGGTAAAGATGAGTGCTGTATGATGGACATCCCTGCTGGTATTTTGGTTGCCTGTTATAGACAACCAAATGAGAATCAGAATGCATTCGTGATTCTCAAGAATATCCACCATCAGCGTTATGCTAGGTTCGCTGGGAAAGGTATTATCATTCTCGGCGCTGGCTGTAACAAAGTGTTAGCCAGATTAGGTGGTGGTGATCTGGATGATCGCTTCATCGTAGTATTTGATGAATTCTGGGTTAACAAGTTCAAGGAATTGAACGATAACCCGTATCCAGAAACTGCTAAGATCAAGAAGTCAGGAGCTGTGCTTCGTCGTCAGTTTGATGAAGAAGCAGAAGCTGAAGGTTATAAAATCCCCGGTCGCGGCGTGAAGGAATGGTATAACAATCGGCACTTTGCTTATCAGATTGATAGGAAGCAGAGGAGCGGTGCTGGAATTGGACCTGTTGTTAATGCAAATATGATTGACAATAGGTTGTCCAATGCAGCGGATCGGGCATATATGTTTGAACAGCTCGATGCTGAAATCGCTGAAGCTAAGAGGTTTGGTAACCTTGCTAAGATTGCTGACCTCGAAGCAACCCGTGAGTGGTTTGTGATGAGACCTCTTTATCAGATGAGGAAGTTTGAAACTAATCTGGAACATGTCATTGATGGCGTTGTTCTGGATGCAAACATCTTGGTTCAACTTGGTAACGTTAGCGATGCTGTACGTCAGTTCCATAGTGGCTTACAGGAAGGTAGAGAACCTGTTGAGAACATTGGATTGGAAGGGACTCTGATCTATCCATATATTGCTACTATGGGTAAGCGTATTAGTGGGAAGGATACCCTTAGAATCCCCACCACTAAGGTAGCTAAGGCTGATTATCACATTTATGACTCGCTTATGTGTAAGAGTCTGAAAGACTTAACACATAAACGTGATGTGTTGATAGATCGTCTGAAGCTGCGTGAGTGGATATCAGTAGCTCCTGCCGATGAAGCATTTGTGTTTGAGATGGGTGGGCATAGCCCGGACATCGCTGTCTATCTCGGTTCCAATCCCGGTCGGAAGCGTGAAGATGCGCCTGGTTATATACAGGTGTGGAGAGGTGGCTGGAAAGCTATCCTTGGCGCTGGTAATCCAATGACCAGAGAGGGTCTTAACGAAGCGTATAAGAAGGTAGAGAATGATTGTGCTGAGTATCTGGCACAGTTTGATGATGACACTGTTAAGCAGATGGCTGTAGAGCTGCTCTGCTATCTGTATCACACCATCTACGCAGATGCTCAGTATGTTGTTGAGGGAGAGGAGATGGGGAAGCGAAAGAGCTTCCCAGATGGTATGTTGTGGACTAAGCGCATGGGTAATGCGATTATTCAGGCGAGTCGGGATATCAAGTATATGGATATCAAGACTCGTAAGCTGCGTCCAATAACTGGGCTTGTAGTACCAGTGGATTTGGACGAGGAGTTTGCTTATGACCTTGGCGAAGCTAAGGTTGATGTTGTGATCAAGGAGGCTGGTATTGTGTATCGGTTAAGCACTATGGAAGCTATTGGAACTATCCCTGTAAGGCTAGAGGACGAGGGGATAGAGTTCGGTGGCTTCACAATGGAAGATGGAATGGTGATTCTGAGAGAATCACACGAGTCTTTGTTGCCTCAGAAGAATTATGAGGCATTCGAAGAACCTAATCCTGATGAGGTGGGATAAAAGAGACAAAGAGGTCATATTGTACCGATCCATAGGTACTACCATAATAGTATGAGCCGTCTGTTAGGCGTAGTCGGTGTTCAGTAGGGATGCTTCCTTGCTGTCTACCTGTAGGGGCGATTCTTTTGTCCCCTTACTATTATATAGTATAGGATAAACAGTAGCTAGATTGTCCAATATCTAGTGAATAGATGATAATTCGAAACTATACAAGTGTCCAAGCTTGTATAGTAGGTGAGTCTCGCTCACCCCGATGAGAGTCGGTAGCGTCCCGTGAGGGCCTATCTTCCGGTACATGCTACGGGCCCAAGACCAGTGTACTTGTGAAGCAACATCAACAATTACAACAGCTTACAGCTGTGAGTAGCTGGGATTAGTGGTGTGAATATACCACCACAAACCTTAAAGTCTTTACACACGAGATGATATCGGTGTATTAGGATGGAGAGACCTAGTATTAACAGGGTTATCAGAGTTAAGTATTAACAGGGTTACACTGTTACTGTTAAAGTGTTACACTGTTAAAGTGTTATCAGGATTAACAGGGTTATCTCTATCCTAGTGTTATTGGTATTATCTATTGGTATTAACAGGATATAACTAGTAGCTCTTGGTTGAGCGCCGGTCTGGCTGCTTCCAAGCGACTGTTTAATGTTTCAATAAGGAGAAAGACAATGACCTTGCTGAAAGTGGAGGGGAAGACGTATGTTTACAACCGCAACTTCCTAACTATTCAACAGCTTGTAAAGAATCTCAGTCTTACTAGTGGGACTGTTTGCACGGTGCAACATTGTGAACAGGATCACCTACCTGATGAGGAATATGTCATCGAACAAGATGGCTCTCCAATTCGGTTGTAACAGATCTATCGATATATCTTAGTCTCACGATTCTGGTTGAGCGCGCTTATGTATAGCTCCCAATCGAATGTGCCCAAAGGAGAAGGTTCATGAACCCAGAAGAATACAAGTTTCCAGTATTTGGTACTCAGGGTGGGGGACTAGTTAGAGAAATAAATGGTAAGTGCTACTTTGTTGAGGCCCCTCCAGAAGGTATGGGACTTACGGTTGGTGATGAGCTACCTGAGCATTGGTCAACAATTCCTGCCAACGAACTAGCAAGACAGTTACTACGAGATGAAGCCCTCAAAGAGGGTGACAACTTTGTAATCAAGTACTGGTAGAGGAGGTGGGATAATGCCAAGATCAATTAAACCGGGTGAAGTTGTTGTGATTGTCACAGCAAAATCTCAATTCAAAGATCGGTTTGGGTTTGCTAAGCTGGAGCATGTCCAATCTGCTACAACTAACCAGCATGCTGTTGAAGTTTATGGTCTTTATCCTGCCGGCCCCGAAGATCTGGGTGTATGGTTTATGCCCAGTGAAATAAAGATCTTCTGGCCAAAGGAATAAGGTATGATTGTACCAAAGTTAGAAATTGTCAAGAATCTCTCTGGCGACCATTGGTCAGTTTTCAAAGTTAAATGGTTCACAACCCTGTATGGTTTCTGCTTGGACAAACATATTGTCTACGTCTGTCTGCTAAGAGAGTGGCCAAAGCGTCCGGCCCCGGTTGCAGCCGTGGATTGACATGGTAACAGCTACAAAGCAAAAGGAAGGTGAGTAATGGAACTGTTTACTTTCTATTGGCTGGACGGAACCCGTGAGATGCTCATTGGTAAGAGTGTTAACGA